TGTGAAGTTACATAGATAATGGCAAAAAGTAAAAAGCCCCGGAAAATGCCATAAAGTATTATATTATAAAGAATTAAAAGAAATAAGGCTTCGTTTTCTATGAAACTAAAAAATAGCCAAAAAGGTGAAAAAAGGCCTTAAAAGTGCCAAAAAACGCTAATCTTGTTACCCAAACCGTTTACCTCATTTTTTTTCATGAGAAATAGGTTTCAAAACGGTATTTTCAGCCTCTTTATATGGTATTTTAATTGACTTTTTACAGGCAATAAAGTATATATTAAGTAACCCCTTAGAGGTGGAACCCCCGTGGGCTTTAGGTCGGCGGCCACTGTTTAAAAAGGGGTTATTTTTTTATAGTTGTAACCTTTCCTCCCCAAATTAAAAGAACCGTATCGACATATTTGATTATTTTTTGACTGGATTTAAACCAGTTGTTTACAACCAAAATTGCTTCATCATGGGTATTATTTTCAGTAGGCGGCTCTATGCAAACAATAGAAACTTTCTGTCCGTTTGCCTCATTCAACCGTTTTTTTATTTTGGCGAAGGATTCCAATTTTTTAAATTCGCCAAGCTTTCCGTCAATAATAGCATCGTAATTTTTCATTTTCTTTGTTCTATTCTCCGGGGCAAAGAATACCGTATGGCCGTTTTCTTCCAATATCTTCGCCGCATGAATTTCTTTTTGCAAAGGCTCCGCAACTGTCGCCTTTCTAACCGTATAATTGGTTCCTATTAATCGCGACACATCTTCCCCGAGCACAAGATTAAGGGCAAAGTTATAAAGACCATTGTTTTTAGCTAAACTTTCAATCTCATTAAAGATGTCATAACGAGCTGCCCGTAGCGCCATGTTTTCTGTCATCATCCACCAGCTTTCCTTATCCAACGGATCCCCTCCGAAACCCGCCATCGGTTTAAACTCCATTTTTTCAATGTCCGGATTTTCCACTTCTACGCCGTGTTCAATCTGGGTTTTAAATACCGCCTGAATACCGGTCCGGCATTGGTAGTGGTAAGGCGGGAACCCGAAGGTTTTCCAGAAAGGATGATCGGATGAAAGCACAAGGCCGTTTTTCCCTTCTTTAACAAGGCCCCTGCAAATATTACTTGTACGGCTGTCGTCAATGACAAGAAGGCGCCATGCCGGGGGCGGATCGTTTTTATACTGCATAAGTTTTCCGGTGACATACGCAGTCTGGGTGTTAGTGCGAAAAACATTTTCCCAATAACCAGGGCGGAGCTGCATGGCATCATCTTTTATAAGGGTTTGTAATCTCTGCCACTGATTGTACGTTTCAGCTACACCTTTGCCGGTTTCCATAGCATTGTATAACACCTGCCGTGCGGCGTCGGTATAATCAAGCTGGGTAAGCCGTGCGACTGTAAAAGCACGGAAGCGCAGTTTTGGTTCCAGGTCAAGCCATTCCTTTTTTGTTACCGGTACACGGCTTTTCATAAAAGAAACTGCCTCATCAAAAGACAGTGATGGTATCACATCGGCAAGGTTTATTTTACTTTTTGCATGATCCATTCCCAGCAGCAAAGCGCCGGAAAACAATCGTTCTATGTCCTGGGTAAGTTCGGGATTAACCGCGGGAATATAGGGAATTTCAAGCTGGGCCAGATCAGGTGGATTGTCGTCTTTCGATAGGTTTTTTAAATAATCAGAAACCGTTTTTCCGATGTGTTTTTGAATCCGGCTTTGTGCGGCTTTATCCAGGCTGTCCAATTCCGCAAGCCTGATCCGCTCTTCCTTTACATAATGTTCATCCGGGAGCGCTGTTTTCCTTGAAGGGCTTTTTTTTTACTGTCCGACAATTCAAACCCTGCAGGTTCACGGTTTACAAAAGTGTCTTCTTCATCACGGGGGCGGGGCAGACCATACCGATCGTAAAGGGCATCCCTGGAAATTGGGACTTTACGCTCAACGGCTTTCATAACCTGGTCAAAACTCGCACGGTGTTCAGTATCGACTTCCGCCAGTGGCGGTGTACCGGAATAGCCGTTTAATTCAACCGCCCAGTTGATAATTTTCTGGATCAGCCCCTGGCCTTCCAGTGCTATACCCATAGCGTCTTCATAAAACAGATCTGCCTGGACTTCGCCCAGGGCCAAACTCCCTCCGTCAGTTTTACTGGTTGCAATGGTCTGTCCGGTAAGGCCATAGCTGATCTGGGTATCGCACGCGTCGACCAAAGAAGCAAAGCCAATAAGATCGCCATCCATACCGATTTCATGGATGGACTCCACGTTGCCAACGGCCGTTGCGGATCCTGAAACTATATTAACGAGCTGTTCTGCGACCTGCTTGGCGTGTGCCTGGGTCTTTTTCTCGTCACCTTCCGCTTTAAAAATGGCAAGGATGGTTTTAACAGAAAACTTCTCTGTTGCCTGAAGCCAGAATTCATATCCTGCTTTTTTAAACATCCACGGCCAGTAGACGCAGCGTAAAACGCTCGTCCCGTAAGGGTTCTCATCGTCGGTGTCGTGATGATATTCAAGCCATTTGTAGGGTTCATTGAGCGCCCTTCGACGCCCGGCTTCGTTCAGGTATAGTTTCCAGTCATAACCAAAGGCAAAGCGTTCGGGCTTGCGGGTTATGATGTTATCGGGGATATACTGCCCATCTTCTATACGCCAGACCAGTTCCGAAACGGAAAAACCGTAATCAAGCCCCGCATACACCCGCTTAAGCTTTTGATACAGTTTATTCCATAAATCAAAACCTTTTATAAACGTAAAGAGGGAATCGGGGCAGCCTTCCGGCTGGGTAATGTGTATGGGAAAATTGAGCGCCGCTGTTTTGAGTTTATTAAGCAAAGACTTAATCCGGGGATCTGTCCGCATCTGCCGATAGACGTCATAGGATGAAAGAGCCCCCGGGAGAATGTCGTCTGGATTCGGCATATAGTTGAGGAAACTGCCCAACAGGNTATCGGTTATTACCTGTGTGGTTAAAATTTTATTGTCAGGCTTTTTCATATTATATTTTCTCCCATTCCGGTTTTGGCTTACATTCAAAAGCACAGTCATTTATTGGCTTATTCCACTGTTTACACCACTTTTTTCTCGGTTGGTATTTTTTGCAATCCGAACAACAATGATGTTTGCTAATAAGAGGTATTGTTATCGTCAAGACTTTAGCGCTGGGCTTTTTCACAGCATCACCACCTCCGTGCCATATTGATAATTTTTTGGGCTGTTGTTACCGCTGTCCGTTTTACCGATGAAACAACCGGGGCGCCGCTTCCGGCGGGTATTACCTGCACTGCCAAGTACAGGCCGTCGCACTGATCGTCAAACTTCCACTTTGGAAAATTGGTAAGTTCGTCGATTATGTCTTCCGCCCCGGATTCCGGAAAACGGATAACGCCGTTTTCTATGAGCGGGGAGAGGAACCGTACCTTTGCGTCTTTGGAAAGTTTTACCGGAAGTTTTTTAATGGGGAGATAAACGTTTTCTTCTGCGGCCAGTTTTTGGATGTAGTTACCGTAGATGCCGCTGAATACAACGTCTTCCCAGCCGATAAGCTCAAAGCCGCGCAGTTTGTGCGTGATCATAAGCTGCCGAACTGTGGCTGTTTCGCTGCAGGTTTTTGCCCAGGGCGGCAAAACGTAAATGATGCCGGTTCTCCGGTGTACCGCAATGGGTACCTCCGCTGTCCGGTCGTGTTTGCCTGTAGCAGGATCCACGCCGCAGAAAAAACGCAGTTCCTCTTTCGGCGGCAGTTCCCGGTATGCGTTGGACCGTACCCAGGCTTTCTGGATTATCCGCTGTTCGTCAGAAAGCGGCTCGTTGCACCATTCGGTAGAAAAACTGTCAAAGCCCAAAGAATGCCGTTTTTCTTCCAGGGTTTCAGCGGACCAGTATTCCGGCCAGAGCGGGGATCCGTCGGGTCGATAACAGGAAAGGCGGACAGCAATCCACCGCTTCAGGGTTCCGGCTTCTACCTCGTCAATAAGCCGTGAAACAGGATCGTCTGAATGGAAAATTGTGTTGACCCAGATAATAAAAGCGGTTTTGCCCAGGTTGAACACAACACGTTTAAGCCAACGGGAAATTTTGTCACGCAGGGACGGTGATTCCACCGCATCGTCTTTAAGAATGTCGTCAAGCAGGATTAAGTCAGGGCGGTATTGCCGGAAACGGGTACCGCGCATGGATGCCCCGGATCCTTTTGCCTGGACGCAGGTTCCGTTTAGGAGTTCAATTCGATCATCGCGCCAAACTTTACCGTGCTGTTCGCCGAAGTCTTCTACCAGCTGTTCGTTTTCTTCCAACTCCAGCTTGATATTGATAAGGTTTTCCCGGGCCGCATCGCCGGATGCACCGATTAAGAGGGCGTACTTGGTTTTGCCGGTAAGGATGCTCCACAGGACATACGCAAAAGACCAGCGTACTGTTTTGCCGTGTTCCCGGGGTTCGACAAACATCGCACCGGCCAACGTTTTTGTTGGTTTTAGAAGGCTGTGATATTTATAATCGACAAAGGGTTTAAGCCGATCTGCAACGTCAGGGGAAAGGGAACGAGTATCAGCCACATCATATAGGATAGACTGGTATTCGGCAGGATCGGTAAAGAAATAATCGGCAAGGTAATTTTTACAGAAAAAGCCAAAATCTTTCCGGGAGCGTTTTACCCGCTGTTGTTTTTCCAGGGAAGACCGGTCGTTCCCTACCAGCTCGTTAAGCAGACCTTCCGGCATTATTTTACCTTTGTATCGTCAACAATTTTACAGAGCCGTCCCAGCAGTTCCGGATCGTGTTGAATTGCCGCCTGGAGTTCCGCTTTGATTTTTTCCTTTGCTTTATCCAGGGCTTTAACCGCCTGGGTACGGTACTGTGAAAGTTTTGCCTGTGCCAGGGTAAGTTTTGCCGTTGCGTGAATCATCTCTGCGGGGTCTTCAAAGTTGATGCTTTCGATGTTCCGCAATTCCTTGGTGACAAGCTGGGCAAGGCACATCAGCATCGCTTCGGATTGTTCGGTGCCCGGGTGATCCTTAAAGACTTCCGCCATCGCTTTGGATATCTCGACTCCCTTGCGGACATCGGCGATCTCATCCTCGTAATTGCGTATTGCATGCCGGACCGCTTCCCGGCTTACGGTTATTTTATAGCCATTTTGCTTAAGATACTCGTTGACTTCTTCGGTAACGTAGACAATGGTCTTTTTTCCGCCGTCATATTTTTCGGCGATAAGTTCCTTAAGGCCGTACTGATCCGCCTTGCTTTTCTGTCCCATGGTTACCCTCGTTGAATGAGGATTCCGGGATCATCGGGGATACTGCATTCAATGAGGTCGATTCCCTGTGGCGTAATCTTGTACCATTGCAGTGTCTCCTGTTCCATGTAGGGATGGGGAACCTGTTTTTTTTCCGCATACCCTTTATCGACCAGGTATTCCAGGGAAGCGGAGATTTCGTCGGTTTTGTGATATTGAAAAAGGACGCTGAAAATGGTTTTTGTGTCTATGCCTTCGGGGTAGACTTTCCGCAGGAGGTGCAGCAGTTTTCCCCTCAAGATGGTAGCCTTCATGATTTGCCCCCGGTTAATATCTGGATAATGCTTTGAGTAAACGACATAAACTGGGATGTAAGCTGATCCGAGAGGCGATTAATTTCCCCTTTCCAACCGGAAAGTTCCCTCAAGAACATATCGTTTTTGGTATACTCCTGTTCAATGTATGAAAGCCTCCTGCTGTGTTCCGAACAGATGCGGTCGATATCGTGCTTGTGTTCCTGGAACCGGGTACTGAATTGGTTGCGTACTCCATCAATGCTTTCGTCTACAACTTTCTGGAGCTGTTCCGAACGCTCGGCATTGGATTTGCCGATCTGATCCACCTTTTTTATAAGGTATACCACAACAACAACGAGGACGGAGGAAATGGCTGAAGGCCCCCATGATTGAAAAAGCGCAAAAAATGTTACCCAGTCCATAGTTACCGCTGCGCCATCCAGCAGGAAAAGAATCCGCCGGCAAAACCAATCGTTATCGAAGCCCATGCGGGAAGCCTGCGGCGCTGCGCATCCAGTTTTTGCTGAAGGTTTTCGCTTAGCGCCATGTAATAAACCACGTCGGACAGCGAGGCCAGGAGTCCGGCCTTGTACCCTTCGGCATACGCTTCATGAACGGCTGCTTCAAGTTCCGCTTCCGCCGTCTCCATCAGCCGGATCACCATGACGCCCGGATAGGATTGCTCCAACTTTATTCCGTAGGGATTCCCGGAATTTTCCGGCAATTCCGGCGGCGTCTGCGTGAAGCTTATCTGCGTTATCAGCAGCATTAACAAGATCAACAGCGGGTGTATTTTTAACCGCATTCAGCTCCTCCTCTTTTTTCTGCACAAGGCTTTTTAGTAAATGATTATAAAAATACTTTCCTAAAAAACCCCCGGCAATGAAGCCAAGTCCGGCAATGACGCCGGACACGACAATGCTATTCATGGTTTTTCAGGGCTTTGTTGATCTTGGAAAGGATCGCTTCGTACCCGAATATGGAAAAACCAAAGATTACCGCCCACCAGAACCACGACTGGGAGGCAGCAAAGAAGTTGCCGAGTTCAAGCAGCATCGTAAGGATGAAGGACAGTACCAGCGGGATATATACCCGATACCCTTTAAGGCGGTTCTTTTTATCGATCCGCTTGATAAGCTCGGTAAAAATTACCACCAGTGCGATGGCAATGGCGATAAAAAACGGCAAAAGATTCATGACATTATTCATGACAACCTCCTGGTATGTTTTGGGACGGCTTACTGCCGTACCCGTAAGAACCCTATATCGCGTTAAGTAACCCCGCTTCCTGTTTTCGGCGCCAGAAATACTGACGGTGTTCAGCACTCCATTGTGCAGGATTAGTTAAATGCTGTGCAGCTTTTTTGTAGTCGCCGGAGCGCATTGCTTCCCAGGCCAACCCAAGCCCGGGACTGGCGTCCCTGCGGAGTGATCCAAATTGATAGTGGAGGGAAACAGCTACGGCCTGGGCTTCTTTCGGTGCTGCTTCAAATTTTTCCCGGCCAAACATGTTCGCCGTGTTGTTAATGTAAAACGCATGAACCGCATCGTCGATTTCTATTACCTGTTCGGCGGTAATCGTAATGGGTACGGCTTTTAGCTTTTCAACAGCCATCCATTTTTTTAACCCAAGATAGGGTTCAAGGAGTGCGATTGTACCGGCAGCTATACCCATGCTTTCGAGCCCGGCCTTGGTTTGCTGGCCAAGGTCGACACCCGTTGCAATCGTTACGCCGGACGCGCCAAAGGGTTCGCCTTTCGCCGGGTCATTCCCCCCGTAGTAGGTTCCGCCCTTACAGGGGATATATCCCCGGGCATACCCTTTGCCTTCATACTTTGCCAGTACGGTATTGATATAGCTGTAATTAATCATACCTGTACCATACAGAGGGGGTGGGGAAATTACTCTAGATGTGATAAAGCCGGATCGGGGAGCCGATCCGGCAATGGTTAGAGGGCGGCGCTGATCTTTTGTAACGCTGCGATGCAGTCGCCCATGATAAGGTGAAGCCCTTGCGGGGTTTCCTCCTCAAGCAGGTGGCTTTCGTCACCAAGGCGTTTGATAAAATCCGACACGGCGGTCAGCTCGTAAATAGTATTGTTCAGCTTGTCGCACAGGTCAAGGCTCATAAAGCGGCCTCCCCAAACAGGGACGGCTGTTCCGGCCGGTGTGTTTTAAGGATGCGCCGGATGGATTTCTCGCTGCGTCCGGTTAGGGCGGCGATACGCCAGACTGGGTATGCGGCATGGCTTGTGATAAAGCGCTTTTCCTCGTCCTGCAGGAGCGTACCCCGGCGCAGCAGGGCGTCCCGCTCCAGGACCGTTACTACGTCCTGGACGGTACGCCGGACCATCTCGTTCATCCCTTCGGGCAGGAACATCCCCGTCCGCCGGATGGACGGCAGCACTTCGGTAAACACCCAGGTCTTGAACTTTTCCGCCTCTGCTTTCCGGGACTGGAATACCAGCCGGTACAGGCCGGGCTCGTTGACGGTAAGTATTTCCCTTTTTTGTCCGCTGGTGTAAATAGTATTTACACTAGCTTCGTTTTTTGGGAAGCTCCGGATTGTTGCCCTGATATTGCTCAATCCAAGCACATCTCCCACATCTTTTGCAATGAACCAAGGTTCATTCTCAACCATCACTGTCCTTACAGTGTGGTTCTCGAAGTTGAACGGTGTTATTTGGTAATTTTGCCGTTCGGTTTGCGTGTTCTTGTTCATAGAACACCCCCTATTAATTCAGGTTCCGGAGAATAAAAACCCCCGGGTATTACCTCGGCTTAATAGAGGCCGCCGGGGCCTTACGGCTACCCGATACCCGGGGGAAGCTCACAGAGTTGCTGTCAGGGCATAAAAAAGCCGCTGACTGTCGGGCGCGGTTCCCGCTATTAATTCAAGGTATTTTCAAGATACCACAGACGAGAACTGCTGACAAGAGGGAAATTTATTGATTTACAAACAAGTTAAGCGAACGCCCAGACTTTTCACGACGAATTCTTCCTTCATCTACCAGACTACGAAATACTGGTTCCAGAAAATGCGAAACGCCGTGAGTATCTCCTATACGGGAATAGGGGTTAGTCTCGCGCCAAGCTGCGACAAAATCTTTTTGAGGCATTGGCTGACGCGCTGCCAAAAAAGCCAGCAGGTCCTGTTTTAGTGCTTCCAGTACCACTTCAGCTGCTGGATTCGGCAAAATGTCATCATCGTTTTCGGTATTATTTTTTTCAAATTCTTTTACTTCTTTCAATATTTTTTCAACACCTTTTGCTGAAGTGAACTTTTGTCTGGGGACAGATAACCCGTTTGTTAATTCTAGAAGTACAGCTTGGAATTCCTCATCAGAATATCCAAGTTTCTTTTTACAATATACTATGTCATCAATAAGATCGGTTAGAATTTCTTCTTTGGGATGAGCAGCTAAATCATAAAAAATTACTTCTACCAACATCCCCAGCGCACTTTTTGTTTTACCTTCGCGAAGGGTAAAACCAGCCATGGTGTATCGACAATTTCGATACAAGCCGTATTGTCCCTCCATGGCATACCTTACGCTACGTTCATTGAGGTATTTCCAGATTATATCACGGTAGGGTATTCTGGGTTCAGAATAAACAAGATAGTTTAGAGTCCATATATTCAAATCTTCTATGCTTTGATTATGAATAAAAGTAACATATTCTTCCGCATCCAGTTCTTCTTGCCCAAGCGTCGTACGTTGATATTTCCTTCTAGGGAATCGGGTATTTAACTCCTCTTCTGAAATATTTTCCATCAATCTTTGTACCAATTCAGTTTTTTTTCCACTGGTTTTTAGGTTATAATTAGTTAGAATCGTTTTCAGAGTAGTAACAGTTTCCTTCTCAATAGCACACTGTAAATTTTCAACCTGCAGAAAACCACGTTCAAAAAGAGATTTAAAAATGGTGGGAACATTTTTTACACCATACCTGTGCCACCAAAAGCCCTGAAACATATCAGGATCATTTTCATCTGTATACCAAGAAGTGGCATAGTATAATGCCAGAATTTCATGGGGGTATAGTCCCTGCTTGCTAGGGTGGGCATACTTTATCCAATTTTCAGCAAGTCCATTGTCCGGTGTTTTTTCAATCTGTTCCTCTAGTTTGTTTTGGTTACTGGGTTCGCTTTTTTTAAAGAAATCAAATAATCCCAAAATGCATTCTCCCTATTTATTTTTACCATAGAGGTAGTATTCACTCAAGATGTAAAAAGCTCCAGTTGATTTACAGGTTTGACTGTTTTGAACAATACGTTTTGAGATCGTCCCGGAGGACACACCAGTTCCCGTCCTCGTCTTTCCAGGCCGGGAGTTCTCCGTTCCGGATCATGCGGTACACGGTCAGGTAATGAATCGAAAAGAAGGCCGCCGTTTCCTTTATAGATAAAATGACCGGCAGTTTCCCAATCTTTTCCTTGAGGCTGTCGCTTAGCATACTCCCTTACCCCTTCCGGCGGTATCCGCCAGAGCTTCGGCCCAACCTTAACGGCTTCCATGTATCCCATCACCAGGAGGTAATAGACCTGGTGAAGTTCCATCCGCAAATAAAATGCCGTTTGTTCTACTGTCCAGAACATGCCGCCTCCCTGGTATCGGGGTTAAACCCTGCCTTCCAGCAGATATCCCGCAATGCGAGAATCACCGCCTGGGCGGAGTTACGGGGCAGGAAGGCAATATTGTCCACCTTCCCGATCCGCTTGATAATTCTCCGCAGGCTCGCTTCGTCCTTCGCCCTGCTTGCCAAATCCCACAAGCCCCGGATGTAGTACTCCTGCTTCTTGCTGATCATGCCGGCTGCCCCGGAGACGGTGGCCCGGTACTTAACGCTGCGCTTCCGCCCTGACGGGAAAAAGCCCAGCCGGAGGAACGCAGCCATAACGGTGTTAAACTGTTCGTCGGTCGTAATTTCCCGGGCGCTGGACACACCTGCCCCGGACAAAATAGCCCGGTAGGCTTCCTCGTCCAGGGCCAGTTCTTTTTTTGCAACGTGGATAATGGCCAGCCGGTTCATGATATCCCCCTCAAGCTACCTGTTCCTTCAGGAGTTCTTTGTTGATCTCCTCTTTGTCCGCTTCGCAGAAAAAGTCGTCTTTAACTTTCCGCACCGAATCGACCTGGGCCAGGGTTTCGTCGTCCAAAATGGACATTGCCTCTTTGTCGACTTCTTCCTTTATCCGGATACACTTGGTTAGCTTCAGTTTTTTAAGCAGTTCCAGTGTTGTTTTTTTTACACTGATCGACGTGCTTTTACGAAAACCAAAACTGCCGAAAGAAAGCTGGACGCTCTTTCTGTCTTTAAAGAGCTCAGCCTGGTTATATTTGGCATACGCCCCGATCAAAGCGGAATCGTCGGCAATCCGGTTGCGGATGGCCTGTCCTTTTTTTGCCGCATCTTCTTTTATGTCGGCGATGAGCTTGTGGGCATCGCCGTCGATACACTCAAGCTCTTTTTCCAAAAGCCCAATTTCCTTGAGCACCATATTGGCCTCGTCAAGGGTATTGATTTTCCCCACCTGGGGTTTAAGCCGCGCCATAGTTACCTCCATTTTCAGCTGGTTTAATAACGCAAACATCCCGAAGGGTTTGCAGTATGCCGTAGAGTTCCACGCGAATTTGCCGGCAGCACTCCAGGGCTTTTTCGGGATTGGCAATCCCGTTGCTTGCGGCCTGTTCAAGGCGTTCCAGACCGGCGTTTAATTTCTCGTACCCTTCCGGCGCCAGTTCCACCGTGGTATTGTTCATGCTGCCCTCCGTTTTTCCCGCAAAGCCGACACATCATCAAACATGGCCAGAATCAAAGTTTGCGCTTCTTCTGTGTTCGTAGATGCAACCGAAACGGTGCGGCGCTTTTTGCCGGAAGTAAAGGTGAAGTGAAACACACGCCATTTCTGATGGTTGTCTGAAATCCTTTTCATCAGTTTGCCTCCTATAATTTTTTGAGCGCCTCAAGTCGCTCGACTTCCGCATAGTACAATTCCAAAGCTGCCTGGATAGAATCCAGCATGCCCTGGTATGGCGCCTTAAGATGTTCGATGGGATCAACCGTTAGTAGATCCACAATCTTAATCGGAAAATTAAGGCCCCGCCGTATCAGATAAATGTCATGTTTACCCATACACTCAATGCGGTGGTTTTTAAGTGTTGCCTGGGATACAGGCGGTTTGGAAAAGATCGCTTCCCAGGGCAGCTCCAATTGTTTGTTAGGGTTGCCGTATTCGACATGGCCGCGCTTTTCTTGGGGCGGTGCGCTCAATCTGTTTAATGCACCATTGATAGTTTGATCCACCAGCAGTTTAGGGTTATCCTTGTAGTTTTCGTATACGCGGATATA